TCACCACAAGAAATATATTGAGGAGTTCTTCCACCAATAGTAGCAGCAGTATTCATTTGAATTAAAACATCACTATTAACGGTATTTCCAGTTCCTAATTGTCCATCACCATTGTATCCAGTGCCCCAAATTGCGCCATCTGTCTTAATTGCTACTAAACAAAAACCTTGAGTATCTAACAAATAACTATAATACTCGATACTTTTCGTAAAGTAAATTAATTCAATATTTTGACCTGTGCTTTCCATGATCCAATCACCGCCAAATTTAATATTACCTGTTTTATCATTTGATGCACCAACAATGACACCTGTTTCTTTGATCAAAATATCATAATAATTTACCCAATTAGGATAGTTTAATGTATCACACGCTAAGTAGTCAATATTCTTTATTTGAAACTCCTTAATAACAGATATAATGAATTCAACGTTTTCACTATATAAACCGATTTCTTCTTTGCTAGTAAAAAATGGTTCGCCATCTAAAAATATTTTACTATTTCCTGAATTAGAAGAAAATACGATTCCAATTCTTTCAATACTAGTGAATGTTGTCTTTAATAATGCTAAAAGATCTGTTTTCATTGATGTTCTGGAATAAATAATCGGGAATGTATTTTCATTTACAGAACTTGCAAACAATTGTGCATCTTTAACAGCATTATCAATTAATAAAACATTTTTATAGTTACCTGTATTTTGTGGATAAATTAATGCAAAAGGTTTACGTTTTAAACCATATCTTTTCAAAGAATTCATTATAATATATGTATATAATTTTACAATTTTTCAGTTTTAAAACTGTAAAAAAAATTGAAATATTAAATTAACTTAAAGATAATAGTATTAATAACTAAACAACACTTTTAAAGCATCAAAATGGATCTTACTCAACGAAAATTATCTAAATCCGAATGGAACTCTATTGAAATCCCTGTTTCAAAAGATGAAGAAGCAATATTAAAATTAATAACATCTGGATTCGCAGATGTAAATATTAGGACAAATAAAACAAACTCGTTATTCAGCTTTTTAAAGATTGAATACAGTCAACAGATGGAGGACTTTCTTTACAACAGACACTTTGCCGATCGAATAAAGGCTTTATTACAGAGACACAAAATTACTTATGTTACATTCAGTAACGATAATAATAAATATCGCGGAAAAGACTCTTCTTTAGACGAAGAAAAAGAAAGAAAACAAGACGCGCAAGGAAATTTCATTTGCCAAGTCAAAATTTGTGCACTAGTCAAGCTCAAAAGCAGTGACCAAATTCGCATTGAAAGATCAAGCACGATTAATGAAAATACAAGCGAAATTTACGAATTTACCCTGGTCAAGCACTTAGAGCAAATGATACATTTTAAAGCTATGAATGATAAAATATGGATGTTAAACTATTATACGCTGGTAAATCTCATGCAGAACAATATCGAAAAAGTGAATTGCTACGTCAAACAGATTATCAATGCCGTTCTAGAAAATATCGAAAAAGAAGTTGAGCTGCTTGAGATTGTAAGAAATGCATACGAATACATTGAGCGCAATTCAAACTTATTAAAGTATATCGATATGCAGCTTTATTCGCATCAAAAGGAAATCTTCTCTGTTTGCAAAATTCCGTGCCCTAAATTAGTCCTCTACATTGCTCCTACAGGCACTGGCAAAACACTGACTCCACTTGGACTCTCTGAAAGTTTCAAGGTTATCTTTGTTTGTGCTGCAAGACACGTCGGCGTTGCATTGGCAAGATCAGCTATCTCTGCAGGTAAAAAAATAGCATTTGCATTTGGATGTTCTTCGGCAGATGATATCCGATTACATTTCTTTGCAGCCAAAGAATATACCAGAAATAGGCGCACAGGTGGTATTGGAAAAGTAGACAACTCAGTGGGTGATAAAGTAGAAATTATTATTTGCGACATCAGGTCTTATTTGTGCGCAATGTATTATATGCTGTCATTCAATAAAGCACAAGATATCATTACTTACTGGGATGAACCGACAATTACTATGGACTATCCAGAGCACGACTTGCACAGAGTGATCAAGAAAAATTGGAAAGACAATATGATTCCAAATGTTGTTTTGTCTTCAGCAACACTTCCTAAAATGCATGAGCTTGATGAGACAATAAGAGATTTCAAAGAAAAATTCACAGATTATGTATTTGGCTTTTCAAATGAAGAAGCATTTACATACGAGACAGTTGTTAAGCAGCCAAGAATATTCAATATTGCAAGTCATGATTGCCGCAAAACGATTCCAATTTTGAATAACAACGGATACACCGTGATGCCGCATTACATTAGCGATGATTATGAAAAAGTGCTTGAAATTGTGCAGCACTGTGAAGAAAATTTGACACTACTCAGATACCTTGACTTAACAGAAGCATCCAGATTTATCATACATGTCGAAGAATTCAATCTAGCAAGACCTTCTGCAAAATTTTCCAGGAATTTTATGACTGCAAGCGATGTTACAATGCAGTCAATAAAAATGCATTATCTTAAAACTTTAAAGAACATTGTTCCTGACAGGTGGCCTCAAATATTCCATTTCTTTAAAGAAACAAGAATCCAAAAAATCAAGCACAACAATACTGTCGATCCTAAAGGCAATAAAATTATAAAGTCAATGAGTCTAGATTCTGTAAAACCTGGTTCTGCTCTTGAACGAATGAGTAGCTTGCAACAGCTTCAGCCACTAAAACAATCATCTGTAACAACTCTTGCAGCACCACCAGGAAGCAGTGCGATATATGTGACTACTAAAGATGCATATACGCTTACAGATGGGCCTACAATCTTCTTAGCAAAAGATGTTACCAAGATTGCCAAATTTTGTATTCAACAAGCCAACATACCAGCGAGTGTTATGAAAGATATACAAGATAAAATAGATTTCAACAATGAAGTCTCTGAAAAGATTGCAGCAATCGAAGCAGAGTTAGAAAACGCTCAGGAACAAATGGGAAAAAAATCAGGTAGTGCTGGAGGTGATAAATCTAATAAAAAAGATGGCAAAAAGAAGGACAAGGCTGCAGGTGACATGATAGATAAATCAAAGGACAAGGAAATTATAAAAATGAAAGAGCAATTAACAATGCTTAGTCAAATGATTAAAAGTGCGACACTTCACGATTTGTTTGTTCCAAATCGATCATCTCACAAGGAAAAATGGGCACAAAATATGGATACTCCATGTGCATTTACGAGCAATGTAAACGAAGAGGATGTTGATGCAATCATGTCGCTTAACAATGTTGATGACAGTTGGAAAGTGTTATTATTGCTAGGTATTGGAGTATTTGCCAATCATAATAGCATTGCATATACCGAAATTATGAAAAAATTGGCGGATTCACAGCGGCTATTTATGAATATTGCAGACAGTGACTACATTTATGGAACAAATTATCAATTCTGTCACGGATATTTAAGCAAAGATTTGGGACTAACTCAGGAAAAAATTATTCAAGCACTTGGTCGCATTGGACGAAATAATATACAGCAAGAATATAGTGCACGATTTAGAGACGATGATCAAATTACAACGCTATTTACAAGGGTCGAGTCAACTGCAAAGCCTGAAGTGTTAAATATGAACATGCTCTTTAATTCGAGAAATGTGAGATGGAATGGATTAGAGTATGAACAATTGCCTGATGAAGAAGATGAATGTGAACTTCAAATGGAAGTTAACACTGCAGAAGACGATAATTTTGACGATGACAATGACAATGATGATGAATACCTTGAAGATGAAAATTAATTAGTTAAATTTTAAATAAAATCAAATCATTATAGAATCAAATCATTATAAAATTTAAATAATAGTAAATACTTATTTTTTTACTATTATTGCATATATAATATTGTAAAATAATTTAAAAATATTATAATAATTATAATAAACAATAATGAATAATCAATTAAAAGAAGGGGAATTATTTTTAAAATATAAATCATCATACAAATCAGCATTAACTGATTTATCGATACATTTATGGTGTTTTTTTTATGCATTTTATTTTATATGGCATCTTAAAAATAGTTGGTTAAGCATAGTGCCAACATGTTTTCTAGGATTATTATTACATAGAAATTATGTTGTGTTTCATGATTGCTGTCATAACTCTTATACACCTAACAAAACATTAAATTATTTGATTGCTACCTTTTATGGAATAACTACATTTACTTCTACCAATTGGATATTAGATCATCATACACACCACTTGACGAATGGCAATTTAGAAAACAAATATAATTTCAAGTTTAATGAATTATTGTATTATAATGTTGGGCAATATAAAAAATTTGACGCAAGATCAAGAAACATATTTAAATTTTTTCATACACCAGCTGTATTTTTTTCTTTTTTTCCTATATTATACTTTGGAATAATACAAAGATTTATTTATTTTATAAAAAAAATAAAATACAACAAAAAAATAGATGCATCAATCTTTCAAGTTTTTAATGATCATGCTATTAATAATGTGGGAACAAGTGTATTATTATTTGGCGTGTATAAATATAATATATTATTTCATTTCTTGTTAGCTTCATTTATTGGATTTGTAATAAATTTTTTATTATTTTTTAATCAACATACATATAATCCTTCATATGTTGTTACTAACAAAGAGTGGACTCAACGAAATAGTGGCTTATTAGGCAGTTCATTTATTCAAATACCAAAGTATTTGAAATATTTTACAATGGGTATCGAGTATCATCATATTCATCATATGAATGCAAAAATCCCTGGATATAATTTACAAAATTTTCATGAAGAAGTTGTTTCAAAAAGTGATTTATTTGACAATATTATTAAATTATCTATTACAGATTGTTATAATAATCTCTGGTTGATGTTATATGATGAAACAAAAAAGAAATATGTTACCGTCAAAGAAATTGATGATGAAATTGTAAAGGAATCTATTCATATTGATTAGCAACAATTAGTATGTTGCATTTTTTTAATTAAATCATCTAATCCTTTATCAAAATCAGTTTCAATAGTCCAACCTAAATTTTTTACTTTTTGATTGCTAATATAATATCGTTTGTCATTAAATGGTCTATCTTCAATATATCTAATCCATTCATTATAGCATTCTGTTCTTTGGATTTTTTTGATCAATATATGAGCTATTTGAGTTACAGTATATTCATGACGATCATCACTTCCAACATTATAGATTTCACCAATTTCTCCCTTTTCTAATACTAATTTTAATGCACTGCATACATCATTTACATGTAAAAATGCTCTGACATTGGATCCATCTCCTTGAATAGTGACTTGTTTATTTTGTAAAAGTAATTCAACAAATCGCGGCACAAGTTTTTCTGGGTATTGATTGGGACCGTAAACGTTGTTACCTCTGGTAATGATAATTGGCATTTTAAAAGAATGGTAATACGATTTTGCGATCAATTCTGCTGCAGCTTTTGTTGCTGCATATGGATTTGTTGGACACAAAATAGAACCCTCGTGTTTTTTCTCTTCGTCTTCTGACAACATCGATTCGCCGTAAACTTCATCAGTTGAAATATGAATGAATCGAGAAATTTTACCATATTTACGACAAGCTTCTAACAAAGTATGTGTTCCAACTACATTATCATGCGTATATTGTAGCGCATTGTCGAATGAATTTTGAACATGAGATTGCGCAGCAAAATGAATGACTGTATCGATTTTATAAATATTTAAAATATTGGCAATTAAATCAAAAGAACTAATGTTGCCTTTTACTAAATGATATCTATCTGATTTTCTTATATCCTCTGAAACATTCATTTCTGAAGCACAATAATACATAGCATCTATATTAACTATAGTAGCACTTGGGTTTTCTTTAAAATAATAATTTACAAAATTGGATCCAATGAATCCACAACCACCTGTAACTAACAAATTCATAATAAATAGATTATATAATTTATTTATTATTTTATAACGATTGCATGCAACTAATTTTATGAAATAATCATGAATTTCATCGGCTTTTTTTGTTCCTGCTTTTAAACAAAATTTTTTAAAGGTCTCAATATTTAACATAATAATTTCTTTATTGTGACCACCTCTTGTGTCAGTTTTTGCTCCACCAACTTGTGGAGCAAAATTTGAGTTTTTTTGCTCACTAAGCTTAGTGAGCAAAACTTTATAATCTTTATTATTAATAAAGTTTTTTTCTAGCACTCTTTTTCCTGCGTCTTTTTGACTAAATCCCAACCATTTCCATACATTATCTAGATTAATAACAAAATCTGTTTTAGAATTATAATTTAAATAACAATAAAAACTGGATACAAATATTTGCTGTTCATAATTTGAAAAACTATGTTTGACCTTTTCTATCAATTTGCATTGATAATCACCATTTAGCTTAGTAATTGGATTACTTTCAATAAGATTTACTATGTCTACGCTCATTTTATAATATATTATATACATTTGTATTTAAGTTGTTTTTTGCTTTTATATTCAAAAAACATTATTTAATATTAATAATTTTAATATTAAATTGTATAAATAAGATCCACACGATATATGGTATCAGTTTACTTAATTTGAATATGCTAATCCACCCATACCACTCATGATACGGAGCACGTTATAATTGGTGGCATAAACACGCACCTTAGCAGTCTTGGTGCCCTCAACTGTGGCATTAGAAAGAACCAATTGTAAAGTCGCGTTATCTATACGCGAGAAGTTGCACGTTCCGCTTGGCTGATGTTCCTCAGGGCGGAGAGCAAACGAATACACGTTAATACCCTCATCAGGGCATCGAGTGTGAGACTGGTAAGGTTGCACCAAGCTGAAGTAAGTTCCTTCACGCTCAGAGAATCGATCCTGTCCATTGAGCTGCAACTTGGCAGTGACTACGGGATTTTGGCCCCAGCAATGCAAGTCCAAAGAGGTCTCAGTCATCACGAAAGTGCCGGCATCAGAGACGGTAGAACTTTCAAGGTGATTGCTAGTGGACTGCAAAGCAGCAAGTTGCTGAAGAAGAAGAGGATCAACACCGGATGTGGCAGTGGAAAGAGGAACCGCTGGTCCGCCCATATTAGCCTCATTGTAAGGATTGTTGGGTCCGTGCCAGTATCCGGTGAAACCGGTAGGAATATCATAATCAAGAGCACCAGCATCCTCGAAAAGACCACGAGCATCAATGAAAGCTCGGCTATCAGCAGCAACTGAGGCAGGGCCACCGAAAGCATGGATAGCATTAGGGAGAGCATCAATAGCATCAGTGTAGTTGAAGGGTTGAGCACCAAGAACCTTGAACAAAAGGGCATCGCACACCAAAGATGAGCAATAATCCACGTTTTGATCGGGTTGCACAACCCAGATAAGCTCCTTCACAGGGTGATTGAAATTGAGCTTGATCTTATTGGAAGAAGAACCAACAGACTCATCACCAGTGAATTGGAGCTGAGTGATCAAGTATTCGTGAGGATTTTGGGCAAAGCGTCTGCGCTCATCCGTGTCCAAGAACACATAGTCCACATACAAAGAGGCAGCAACCAAAGACTGATTGTAAGCAATCGCAGCAGGCACAGGGCGGCCAGGAGCATATTGGTTAGCAGCTGTCACTTGTGCAGGAGCAGCTTGGGCACCAGTGTTGCAGCTCAAGGTGGTAACAGCCCACAAGCACTCATCAATAGGACGGATATCAAGGTTAATCTTGACTTCGTGGTATTGAAGAGCAATCAAGGGTAAAGCAAGACCAGGGTTGGTGCAAAACCAAAATTGGAGAGGCACGTAAAGTGTGGTCTCAGGAAGAGCATTACGGGGAGCGCAAACTTGACGAGGAGCCAAGGAGTCGCAAGGGCCGTCAACCTCAGAGAAAGAGGGATCAGTGATGAAGGTAAGCTGGGTAGTGTTACCAATCATCTTGAAGTATCCACGCTGTTGCTCAGCAGTCATGGTGAGCTGATTCCAGATATGCATCCAGTCACCATATTGGCGATCAATTCGTTGACCACCGATCTCGACCTCAACTTGGGCGATAAGTTGCTCACCAGGGAAATCCAACCAACGAGCATAAACACCAGATCCAACACCAACGGCGAAGGAAGCAATGCCCATGAGCTGATTAATCTCGGGGAGAGTAACCTGAAGATAAGTGCGGTAAGCCAAATCACCATTTCGGCTGATCACGCACTGAACACGACGACCGAAATCGGCTTGTCCATTGAAAGTTTGCTCGATTGATTCGATAGCAAAGTTAGTATAACGTCTATATGTCACTTTCCAAAAAGTGATCTGAGGATTACCAGTAAGGTACACATCTTGCTTTTTTCCTTACCATTTCTGGTAAGGGTGGAATACACCTTAAGAAATTTCAAGTTTTGCTAAAACCATCATTAATTCCCGACTGCCGTCTACTCTCTGAACCTTTATCTTATATCTGCATTTGTTGTTCTAAATAAGTTAATGCTGTTTGTAATTTTGTTTCTAATGAAATATATTTTCCAAGAAATGATTTATCTTTTAAACTAGGATGGTTTGATATTCTGTATCCTTCTTTTCCTGAACAGTCGGTATAATATCTTAAATATTTAGGTAAATTTTTATCTTCTCCACGTTTTCTTTCTCTTTTTTCTAAAATTTTACCTTTATTTTTTCCAATCATACTTTGTTGTTTTAATTTTTTTGTTTCTTCTGATTGACGACATATACTACCTCCAGTAGTTAAATTATAACCATTTGGTGTCAATGTATTGTAAAAGTTAATATAATATTCTTCGTAGTTATTCATTTCTTCAATATTACATTCTTTTATTATTTCTAGTAAAAAATTTTCGGGTGAATATTTACGGATCGCTCCATTCAATAATCTGCAATAATTTTTTGTTTTGGAGTCTCTAATATGTTCTTTCCATCGACTAATATATCCCCATTTTTTTCCACTAGATAAATACTTAACACATTGTCCTACATATTTTTTTCCTGAAGGACTTGTTAAACAATATATTTCTCCTAATTTTTCCATTAGCTTTACTTATTTAATTAAATTATGTTTAAATTGTTTCGATATAAGATACTTGGCTGCGGATCATCCAATCTTTAACGTTTTTACTATGCCATTGGTCATTACCCTATGGTATTATTTATGTCACCATAAATAAGAAGTAGTTAAAGCTCTAAGAAAGTTCCCGCAATTTGACAATCTTGCAAATCAAATTTTATTTGTAAATTTTTATTTATTTATTTGATTTACTAGCGAGTTATATGATTGATAAATAATCAATCCGTATATTTACACTGTTTTTCCCATCATGGAGATATACGACCCATGATAGCAGCTCACTGTTGGCACCCAAGCTGTTAAGCGCCATAAGCTACGAGTTGCATTAAACCACCTCCCATTTTATAATATTGCTAAAGAAAAAAATATTCCTAAAATCAAATTAATTGTTTTTATTAATTTAATTCACTACCTACATTTTAAGATAATATATTATTAATGTTCATATTGTCCTTCATAAATATGGACAAATATGACTCATCGAATATTTCTTTTTTCCCTTCATGATTTTTTGTAAAAATATAAGAATTCTGTTTTTTCTTGATTGACCAACCATTATCTAAAGCATTGTATAGAAATATCATCTTCTTAAATTTAATTTGATCTATTTCTACATCTAAATCATTTTTAACATTAATTATTATATCAGTTGCAGTATTCATTGTTTATTAATGTATTAACTGAAACTTTTATTTGTCTTTAAACCAATAATTAATATATTTCTGGTTATTTCTAATTAAATAATAATTTACTCTTTAATATATTAGTATCGTAATGCCTAGTTTCAAGCCTAAATCTAACAAAAAAATCCGCATTTGCAAAAAATATACAACTACATTAGATGGTAAGCATAAAGAATTTATTAATGAATTTGACAAGAATGAATTTGATACTATACCTAAATTAAAACAAGAAAAAGCCGATTTAAAAGTGAAAATTGAAACTCTTAATAAAACTGCTAATATAGAGCAAATTATGGATATGGGAGATCGTATAAAAGAAATTAATGAATTAATTAAAGAACTTAAGGATAAGAAAAACAACTATTTTTTAGATAATTCTAAATTTATTTTTGAATATTTTGAAAATAAAAAAAATATTACTAACATTGACTCTAACACAAATACTACAATAACTAATACAAGTTCTAGTAAACCAACCACTTCTAAAAATCAAATGCTTTTTAATTTCTTTAAAATTCAAAATGATAATCAAGATTCTAATGCTAATATTACTGAAAATAGAAATAAAAATATTGTTCAAAAATACTTGAGCAATATCGATGAAACCTTTATTGATATGAATTCTTTTGTTAGATCTACTGATATCTGTCAGCATTGTTTTAAAGGTGAATTAATTCCTCTCGATGATGAAGGTGTTCTTATTTGCAATGCATGTGCTGTTAATATTCCATATCTTATTGAAAATGAAAAACCATCTTATAAAGAGCCACCCAAAGAAGTGTGCTTCTATGCTTACAAGAAAATTAATCATTTTAAGGAAATTCTAGCACAATTCCAAGGCAAAGAGACAACACAAATTCCTGATGATGTCATTGATCAAATACATTTACAAATCAAAAAAGAACGAATTTGTTTGGAACAACTAACACATTATAAGACCAAAGAGATTTTGAAAAAGCTGGGATTTAATAAATATTATGAACACATTGCATTTATTAAAAATAAATTAGGCATTAAACCACCTGTATTTAGCCCCGAATTAGAAGAAACATTATGTAACCTATTTATGGAAACACAATCACCTTATGCGAAAACTTGTCCTGATTATCGTGTCAATTTTTTGAACTATTATTATGTCCTTTTTAAGTTTTGCGAGCTTCTTGGAGAAGATCAGTTTTTAGATTCTATTCCTTTGCTAAAAGACCGCGAAAAATTGATCGAACAAGATGAAACATGGAAAAAAATGTGTGTCGAATTGGATTGGGAATTTATTGCAACTGTTTAGTTCCACCTTTACCAATGCCTCTGCGAGGCATTACAAAGGTAGAGCCAAATAAATATTATTTATACCAAATACATAAATAATATAGATATCTAATTGTATTTATATTATGTTAGTTTGGCTATAAGTTTCACGAAAGCTTCGCAAAACTTTTTGAAAGGTGGAATTTAAAATCCACCAGGAAAAGAAACTAAATTTGCCCCAATTCCGAATCCAGCTCCGGTTCTAGAACTAACACCCATACTAGGAATATAAGTATCCAAAATAGCAAATGTTGCCGCAGCTGTTAAAGCAATGCAAGCAATTTCCTCCATATTCATAGATTTCTTTGGAATTACATAAGCTGCAACCGCAATCATCAACCCTTCAACAATATACTTGATAACCCGCTTAATAAGTTCGTTCGTGTTAAACATTCCCATTCTTTATATAAAATAAAAAGAAAATAATAATATTA